AGGAGAAAACATGGCATTGGTCACAACCACCAAAGGCGAAATGGACGAATCTCTTCTTGAGAAAAAAGAAGGTTCCGTTGATAATGACAACGAATACACCACTTGGGTGGAGTATTGGTTAGATGGAGAACTTGTGCATCGTTCTGCCCATGTTCAATTGAAAAAAGCTGTGACGTTTTCTGCAGAAGCAGCGTCTTTTACTTAAGGAGCCTAACATGGCAAATACACAAGCAATGTCAACGTCATTCATGGGCAAGCTCATGACGGGCACACATAATTTTGGTACAGGTGTTGTTCGCGCAACCACTGCGGCAGATGTTTACTACGGTGCTTTGCTATTGGCAAGCGGCACATTTAATGCCTCTTCTTCTAACTACACAGGTACTGTTGGTTCAGTTACTATGTCAGGTGAAGTATCTGGTACGGGCTACACCGCTGGTGGCGTAGCAATTACCAATGCAACTCCTCCTACAGCCACCAATTCATCGGCTACTGCTGGTGTGGCTTTCTGGACTCCTTCAGCAAGCATTACCTATACAACCGTGACGTTGGCTACGGCATTTGATGCTGTGATGATTTACAACTTTACACAAGGTTCTGCTGGTGCTTACCCTGCCGTAAGTATCCATACGTTTGGTTCGCAAACAATTACTGCTGGCACGTTTACCCTGACAATGCCATCGAACACAACTTCGACTGCTTTGATTCGTTTGGCTACAACCTAATAGGGCCGGTGGGGTAACTCACCGGAGTAGCCATGTTTGGAATCTCCGCATTCGCCGAAGCGCCGTTCGCCTCGCTTGCGGGGCAGACGATAGTTGTTGACCTTACCGGCGTCCAAGCATCGGGCGCGGTAGGTACAGCTACGGCTGATTTAACTTGTGCGCTTACAGGCATTGAAGCGTCAGGCGCGGTGGGTACAGTATCGGTTGATTCTCGTAATCTTGCGCTTACTGGAGTTGAGGCGCTTGGCGCAGTAGGAGACGTTACAGAAACAAACAACCCGACTGAAGTTGGGGTGTTAGCTAACGGCGATGTTGGAACCGTCTCAATGGGTGAGCGGTTTGTTGCGTTAACAGGTGTTGGGGCAACCGGCGCGGTTGGCAGTATTGATTTTGCTTACATTGCAGCTTTAACGGGTGTTGAGGCTTCTGGCGCGGTTGGAACAGTTATACCTGGCAAAGAGTTTGGGCTTAATGGGGCGCAAGCATCAGGCGCAGTTGGTACTGTTGATTTTTCTCCTGTTTTGGTAGGTGTTTTAGCTTCTGGTTCTGTGGGCACAGTAGGGCTTAATCAGACTGTAGCTTTGACTGGTGTTGAAGCTACCGGCGCGGTGGGTGATGTTACTGAAACAAATAACCCAACTGAAAACGGCGTACAGGCTACAGGAAGTGTGGGATCAGTAGGGTCTAGCAGAACAGTGGCGTTAAGCGGGGTTTCAGCTAGAGGTCAGGTTGGTACAATGAATTATTTTTATTGGACGACAATAGATGACAGCGAGACTCCAAACTGGCAAAATATAGCTAACTCACAGACACCTGATTGGGTTGAAGTTGAGATGGTGGTGTAAGGACATAATATGGCTTTTGTTGTAGCAGACCGGGTAAAAGAAACCACGACCACAACAGGTCAGGGAACTGTGACGCTTAGCGGCGCATCCGCAGGTTTTCAATCGTTTGCGGCGGTAGGTAATGGCAACACTACTTATTACTGTATTGCAGCCCAGACTGGTACTGAGTGGGAAGTAGGTATTGGTACATACACTGCTTCAGGTACAACTCTTTCTAGGGATTCTGTATTCTCTTCTAGTGCTGGTGGTACAACTAAGACTACGTTTTCTGCTGGTACTAAAGACGTATTTGTAACTTATCCGGCAGAGATGGCTTCATTTTCGGCTGCTGGCGCGGTAACTGAAAACTACACTACATTTACAGGCACATATACAATGACAACCGGTAAAAATGGTTTTAGTGTTGGGCCGGTTACAGTAAGTTCTGGGTCGTCATTCACAGTGCCAAGTGGCCAGCGCTGGCTTGTAGTGTAAAGGATTATCATGGCAGTAACCAATTTCTCCCCCCTCCTTGGTCTGGCACTGCCAACCACAGGAGACTTGTCTGGTACGTGGGGAACCACAGTTAATACTTCAATCACTAATTTGATTGACTCCGCTGTTGCGGGCACAACAACCCTTAGTGCAAACGCCGATGTAACTTTATCCACGACCAACGGCGCAGCCAATCAAGCACGTAACGCAGTTATTTTATGGACTGCATCTAACGGCGCAACTATTCGGTACATTACGGCTCCTGCACAAAGCAAAGCGTATATTGTTATTAATGCGGGTACTGGCGCTATTGTGATTCGCGGCTCTGGTCCTACGACTGGCGTTTCTGTTTCTGCTGGCGCTAAAACTTTAGTCGCTTGGAACGGTAGTGATTTTGTAGCTATTTCTTCAACAGTATTCTCTGGAGTTATCTCTGTTGAAGGCACATCGTCTTCTGGCGCTGCTATACGCTTGTATGAAGATACTGATAACGGAACCAACTACATTGCCCTTCAAGCACCAGCCGCCCTTGCAACAAACGTAACGCTTGTATTGCCGGATAATGATGGCGCAGCCAATCAAGTTTTAGCTACTGATGGTAGTGGTGTTTTATCATGGGCTGATTCTGGCGGTAGTATTTCAGGCGCTGGCGGATCAATCATAATTAACAGCACAACCGTTGGTGTGAACTATACAATTGCCTCTGGTACAAACGGGTTTTCAGTAGGCCCGATGACTATTTCAAGCGGTTACGCAGTTACTGTTTCTTCCGGCCAACGCTGGGTTGTCATTTAAGGAAATCATATGAGTACGATTGCAGCAGGAATTACTTCAGGCACGGCGCTAGTAAGCACTGGCGACACGACAGGTGCATTGGTTCTTAAAACTAATGGATCAACGACCGCTGTCACTATTGCCACTAATCAAGTTGTAACTTTGGCGCAACCACTTCCTGTTGCTTCTGGTGGTACCGGCGGTTCTGCAACACCTACTGCTGGCGGTGCGGTTTATGGCACAGGCACTGCTTATGCAATTACATCTGCTGGTACTTCTGGCCAAGTTTTACAGAGCAATGGCGCGTCTGCTCCTACTTGGGTCACACCAAGTGGCGGTTTAACACTTGGCACTCCAGTTAATACGACTTCTGGAACTAATATTGATTTTACGGGTTTACCATCTGGAATAACACAAATAACGGTTTCTTTTTTTGGTGTTACGTTAAGTGGAAGTGACAAGATAAAAATCCAAATTGGTGACTCAGGTGGAATTGAAACGACAAATTACTTTAGTACAGGAGGCAGAATTGTCAATACTGCTGTAACAGCCGAAGCTGTTACAACTGGTTTTAATATTAACAAAGGTGGTTCTGGTAATGTTTTGGATGGGAGCATAATTATTACCCTTTTAAGTAGTAGCTCATTTACATATGCGGCCACTGGAAGTTTTGCAGATATTTCAGCTAGTAATGTAATTTGTTTTAGCGCAGGCACAAAAGAGTTATCAGCAGAATTAGACCGCATACGCATTACAACACTATTGGGAGATACTTTTACTGCTGGAAAAATTAACATAGCATATATGTAAAGGTCACAATCATGCACACAATTGAACACAATGTTACAACTGGACAAACCACAATTGTCCAATTTACCACTCAAGAAGAAGTTGAGTATCAAGCAAGGGTGTCAGAATATGCCGCTGGTGCTGATTCTCGTAAAGCCTCTGAAGTTCGTGAAGAACGTAATACAAAATTAACCGCTACAGATTGGACGCAAGTTAATGATGCCCCGGTCGATAAGGTAGTTTGGGCCACCTATCGTCAAGCATTGCGAGACTTACCAACACAATCAGGCTTTCCCAATCAAGTTGTTTGGCCTACTAAACCGGAGTAAATCATGGCAATAGTTATTGATGGTAACAACACCCCCACGGCTGGTGGAATAGGCTACGGAGATGGGACTGAGCTTGCGTTTACTACGGTTGGTAGTTCTGGTCAGGTTTTGCAGAGCAACGGCGCATCTGCTCCGTCTTGGGTAACACCCAGTCCTAGCGCAATGACATTGATTAGCACCCAAACTGCATCAAATTCTGCTTCTTTGGCTTGGACAGGGTTAAGTGGATACAACAACTACATGTTGATTTTTGATGGTCTTGCGCCAAACGCAGGTGGTTATTTTTTATATGTGCAAGTTGGCACACCTTCGTACATTACTTCTTATACCGCCAATGAAATTGCAGTAGCGGGTAATGGTGCAGTATCTAATAGTTATCAATCAGCAGGTTCTTCAATTGTCCCAATTGGCTGGACAAATACAGTTAGGTCAACATCGTCCGTTAGTGGTGCTATAAGAATTTACAACATGACAAACTCAGTTTTAACAAATGCTGAAGGTACAGCTTTGTTTATTGACCAAACTAATAATTTGTTTAATTCATCTATAGTAAGCGGTCAGGTAGGTAGCAGTACAGCCGCTAAAACAGCAATTCGCATTTTGTACAGTACTAGCAACATTGTGTCTGGTACAGCCTCTCTTTATGGAATTACATCATGAGCCAATATACACACAACATGGTTAACGGCGTTCGGGTTGATCTGACGCCTGAAGAAATCGCTGAGTTGGAAGCCCGCGATGCGGCTTATGTAGCACCAACACCCGCACCCGCACCAACAAAAGAAGAACTGCTTGCCGAGTTGCAGGCTCTCACAGCAAAAATTAACGCACTGGGGTAACACATGGCAACAATACTTAACGCGGATAACATCGTAGGCGGTGCAATTGTCACGGCTGATGCGTCTGGTTCGCTGGCTCTCCAAGGTGCGGGTAACACAGGTATCACTATCAGTTCAGCAGGTGTACCCACGCTTGTCACACCTGTACTTGGGACTCCAACATCTGGAAATTTTAGTTCAGGCACATTTACTTGGCCTACGTTTAATCAAAACACAAGTGGATCAGCGGCTACATTTACCAGCACAACCCAAAACTCTCAATTTAATTCTATTGGTGTTGGCACTGCTGGTTCAACAACTGCGGGTGAAATTCGTGCTACAAACAATGTGACTGCATATTATTCTTCCGACATCAAGTTTAAAGAAAACGTTCGGGACATCCCCAATGCTTTGGATACAGTAAACGCCATTGGTGGTAAGTTGTTTGATTGGACTGATGAGTACATTGAGTCCAAAGGCGGCGCTGATGGCTATTTTGTGCAAAAGGCTGATTTTGGTGTAGTCGCTCAAGATGTGCAAAAGGTATTCCCAATCGCTGTGCGTACCCGTGAAGATGGTTCACTGGCTGTTGACTATGAAAAACTTGGCGCACTAGCGTTTGCTGCGCTGGTTGAGTTGACCAAACGTGTAGAGGCATTAGAAGCAAAATGACACTACCAGCAGGGCAAATATCATTAAGCGAGGTCAATGTTGAACTTGGCTTTTCAGCTACAACGCTAATTTCGTTAAATCAAACAGACGTTAGAACGCTTGCTGGTGTGCCTTCTGGTCAAATTTCAATGAGTGATTTGCAAGGAAAAAGCAACGCTTCTAACTTTATTGCATTGCTTTCAAACAGTAGTGTTAACAGTTTAAGTGTTGGCCCATCTAGTGTTGCAACCGATTCATCTGGAAATATTTATGTTGCTTGCGCAGACTCTACATACAATATTCTAACATTGCTTAAATATACATCAACAGGAACATTAACTTTCCAAAAATCATATTCTGTTTCTGGTGGAGGTTGGAGTACAAATATCAATGTTGTATCTGATTCTTCAAACAATATTTATTTAATTTCTAGTATTTCTTACAATACTTACATATTTGTGTTAGACACATCAGGGAATATATCAACCACATACAAAATTACTGGTGGTGGTGATGCCCAAGTAGCCGCAATGATGGGTTCACAACTTGTTATTGGCGCAAAAAATAGCAGTACTGGCGCAAACTGGTTTGGGTTCTCTAGCGGTTCAGTAAATTGGGCTTATAGATATCAAAATAGTTCTAACTATGTTGATTGTCGTGACATTGCCATTTCACCAAATTATGCCTACATTACTGGCACAGTTGGAAATAGCCAATATGTTGTTCAACTTACATCTGGTGGCTCATATAACGTAAGAGGTGTTAATAGTAGTGGTAGCGCATATGGTATTGCGGCTGATAGCTCAGATAATATTTATGTTGTGCAAACTAATTCCAGCGGTAATACTACATACATCCTTAAATATGATTCTAGTTTAAGTGGATTAACTTCCACAGCGTTGTCTTCTGGATATTATTTGTATGGTTTGACTGTTGATTCATCAAACAACCTTTATGTTTCTGGTGCAAATTTCAATGTAATTGGCTACATTGTTAAAATGAATTCTTCTTTGAGCGTTCAGTTTCAAAGAACGATGACACCATCCGCAGGATATTTGACATACAAATCAAGCCGTTTAATTGGTACAAATTTGTTTAACTCAGGTCAAGGTCAAAATTATGCGTTAACTTACACCAATTACGTTTCATCTGTTTTTGTTCCCACCGACGGCACAAAAACTGGCGCGTACAGTGTTGGCTCATATACATACACATACGCTTCTGCTTCAGCAAGTTGGTCTATAAGCGGAACTCCGGGGACTTTTAGTATTGGTTCAGTTTCAACAATTACGCCAACTGTTTCAACAGTAACAGGTACAACGGCGACACCAACAAATACATCCAATATCAAAATAATGTAAAGGCTCACAACATGACTATTAGAGCAATGCAAACAGATAATCCAGAAAACTATGGTAGGGTCTACACATTTGGTGAAATTGGCGATGTTCTAGGTATTGGCGGCGGTTTTGATGCGTCTTTAACAAACCAAGTTTTTTTGATGCGCGGGCGTGTTCTAGACAAAACAAGCAATACTGAATTGGTCATTGGAGAAATACTTGAACATTCAGAGACAGATATGCGAGAATTTGAAGCAATTGAAGCGGGTAGTCAGTTGTTTAATTCGGTGAAACAAACCCAAGCTGTGTAGCCATGATTCATGCGTTGGCTCCTTCTGTTACTGCTGTTGGGGCTAGTTGGAGCCGTAGCCAAGAGCGGATGCCATGTGCGCGAGTTCTATGGGATTGGGTACACAGTTCACGATCCGACCGAGCGTCACAAACAGATGATGGCGTGGTTAGATCAGAATGCAAGCCATTGCAAGTCAACAGAATATGTAGTCATTTGGAACAATCTGTCCGAGTGGGCGGGTACGGCAGATTCCACATGGCTGCGTAACAAAGTTGTTCATGGATACAAAGATGCACTTGAGCGGGAGAAGAAATGATTGATGTACTAGAAATACTGCTTTGGTTGGCAGTGCCTATAAACTACATCTATTGGATCTTTATTCACAATGATTCCGCCCATACACAAGTGGTATCCGATGGTTCAGCCGGGAGGCGAACCAACTAAAACGGATGCACTAGAACGCAGAGCAGAACGCCTGTCGGAAGAATATGCACAGGCGTTGAAGATGAAAAAGGTTAAAAACAAAATTGACGATCTTGAGTTTGAGTTGTATGTGAAGAAGGCAGAACGCAACCAACTGAGCCTTGAGATTTTTACAAACCGCAAGTTGGATATTTATGTATGACCAAGAAGCCGATAGTCAGATCCAAGAAGCCCTCGCCGGACACAAGGGACAAGCTGACGTTATACGTCACGCTGATGGTCAGCACAACCCTGTGCATCTCCGTATTGGCTATGGTAATCAGCTTTATGCTTGGCCTTTGGGCCAAAGAAGTGGACAACGCAGAAATCTTCAAAATGATTTCACCCGCTTTTTCTACACTTATCGGCGGCATGATTGGGTTCCTGAGTGGTATCAAACTCATGCAAAATGAAGACTCTAAAAAGGATACAAAATGCTAGGACTAGACGCACTACTACAAGTTGGCGGCAAGCTCATTGACAAGCTGATTCCCGATCCAGAAGCCAAAGCCAAAGCGCAACTTGAGCTGGCTAAGATGGCCCAGGATGGTGAACTAGCCAGGATGGCTAATGAAACTAAACTGTATGAGGTTGAGCAAGAAAATGTGACTCGCCGCGCAGAAGCTGACATGTCTAGTGATTCATGGCTGTCTAAAAATATCAGACCGATGACGCTTATATTTTTACTAGTTGCCTATAGCGGGTTTTCAGTAGCGTCTATTTTTGAATTTGAAACTCGCGGCGCATACGTAGAACTACTAGGTCAGTGGGGCATGTTAGTTATGAGTTTTTATTTTGGTGGCCGCACTATGGAAAAAATTGCCGATAGGGTGAAGAAATGAATCTAACTAAACATTTTACGTTTGAAGAACTTACTCATACTGACCACAGGGAGTTTGACAATGAACCAAATGAGAACGAATTGGAAAACCTTAGACGGCTTGCCGCCTTCCTTGAGGAAGTCAAAACTGCTTTGGGCGGACGACCAATTATGGTTAATTCAGCTTTTCGTAGTAAGCAAGTTAATGATGCGGTGGGTTCAAAGGATACTTCTCAGCATCGGATCGGCTGCGCTGCTGACATTCGGGTTCCTCAGGTAACTCCTGATGAAGTGGTTAAAACTATCATTGCTTCTGGCCTGCCATTTGACCAAGTCATTCGTGAGTTTGACCGCTGGACACATGTAAGCATCCCAAACACGCCAACAACTGCACCTAGAAGACAAGCATTAATTATCGACAAACAAGGCACTCGGCTGTATGCTTGATGCAGTTCCTAATTAATGGGAAAATAAGCCATGCCATTACAAAAAATTCTGTTTAAGCCGGGCGTCAACCGGGAAAATACTCGATACACCACCGAAGGCGGCTGGTACGAGTGCGACAAAATCCGTTTCCGTCAAGGCAACCCAGAAAAAATTGGCGGCTGGACTACGTTTGCTTCCGATACGTTTCAAGGCGTGTGCCGTTCTTTGTGGAATTGGGTGACGCTTGCTGGTGAGAATTTAGTTGGTGTTGGCACTAACTTGTATTTTTATATTCTTAACGGTGGCACTTACTATGACATCACTCCTATACGTAAAACCGTTACATTAACTAACCCCTTCACGGCAACTTTAGGTTCAAGCGTTATAGCAATCCTTGAAGTAGATCACGGATGCCTCAATGGAGACTCTGTTATTTATAGCGGCGCTGGTATTACAGGGCTTGGCGGCAACATTACTGCCGCAGTGCTGACAGGCACTTTTCAAATTACGTTTATTGACGATGACAATTACACGATCACGGTGTCTGCTGTAGCTAACGCCACGGATGTTTCAGGCTCTCCCGGTGGCGGTACAGTCGTAACACAGTACGAAGTCAATACTGGAAACTCATATCAAGTACCACTAACCGGTTGGGGCGCTGGTCCTTGGGGTGGTGGTACATGGGGTAATGGTCAAGTTACTGGCACTTCTCTTTATATCTGGAACCAACGAAACTTTGGTGAAGATTTAGTCTATGGCCCTCGTGGTCAAGGACTTTATTATTGGAGCGCTAACGTAGGTTATTCTGCAGTTCAAATAACAATTAGTATTGCAGCTCCCGGCGTTATTACTTTGCCTACCGGATTTTCTTTTCCTAATGGCACAACAATTTCATTTACATCTACTGGCGCACTGCCTACAGGCTTGTCTGTTGGTACGACTTATTTTGTAGTGAACTCTACAGGTGGCACATTTAATGTGTCTACAACAATCAACGGCCCAGCCATTACAACTTCTGGCGGTCAGTCTGGTACTCAAAGAATATCTCAGCGCGGAATTAATCTAGCTAGTGTAAGTGATGATGACTGCCCTATTTATCAAAACTATCTTTTAGTATCTGACACTTCTCGTTTTATTCTTGTGTTTGGTACAAACGACTACAGCAGCACTGTGCTTAACCCGATGTTAATCCGTTGGTCTGGGCAAGAAGACCCTTACACATGGACGCCTTCAATTACCAATCAAGCCGGTAGCATTCAGCTTTCACATGGCTCTGAAATTATTACTGCCATTCAAACCCGTCAAGAGATTGTGGTGTTTACTGACACAGCTCTGTATTCAATGCAGTATGTTGGGCCTCCATTTGTGTGGAGTTCTCAATTACTTGGTGACAATATTTCTGTTGCTGGCCCCAACGCTGTAGCGCTTGCTTCTGGCGTAATTTACTGGATGGGCATTGATAAGTTCTATATGTACGATGGTCGTGTACAGACACTAAACTGTGACTTACGTCGTTACATTTTTCAAGACTTTAATTCTTTACAGTCTCAGCAAGTGTACGCAAGTACCAACGAAGGCTTTAATGAAATTTGGTGGTTCTATTGTTCAGAAAATAGTACCGAAATTGATCGTTATGTTGTGTATAACTACTTTGAGCGTGTATGGTATTACGGCACTATGGGTCGCACTGCTTGGCTAGATTCTGGTTTGCTCTCTTACCCAATTGCCACAACTTATAACGGTAAGATTGTCCAGCATGAAGATGGCGTAGACGACGCTGAGAACCCGAATGCCATCTTACCTATTGCTGCAAATATTTCTTCATCTGAATTTGATATTGGTGATGGGCATAACTTTGGTTTTGTGTGGCGTATCCTGCCTGATCTGACGTTTTCTGGATCATCTAGTAGTGTTACGCCTCAAGTCACTATGACTCTGTACCCGCTACAAAACTCAGGTTCTGGCGTTACTAGCACTGCTTCTGCTCCAGTTGTTAAAAGTTCTACGTATGTTATTACTGAGCAATTTACAGGGCAGATTTATACTCGTGCCAGAGGTCGTCAGTTAATATTTAAAATATCATCAGCTGATTTAGGCACAACATGGCAGCTTGGCGCGCCCCGTATCGACATTCGTCAAGACGGTAGGAGATAAACCATGGGCATGCTTCAGAACCAGAATTCGCCTAACGTACCGGCAGCGCCCCCGCAATACGATCAGGGGTTCATGAATCAGTACACTAACGTGTTAAGGCTGTTCTTTAACCAAATTAATGCAGTGCAGCAATTAAATTTGGCGCGTTTGAATTTGGATTTAAGTACACTGCCTACTGATGCTGATTTGCCTAACCTACGTATTGGTGATGTGTATCGAGACACACAAGATGGCGTACAAGCTACAAGCCAGATGCTCCGCATTAAAGTGCCAGTTGAATTAACAGGCGTACAAGGTACAGGGGCAGTTGGAGCGGTTGGCCCTGTTGGTGGCACAATAACTAAAGGCCTAACGAGCGTTAGTAGTACTGGCGCAGTTGGTACAGTTACTCCATAATATCGACATTATCAACCCAGAGAAAACACATGGACATCGACGCTATTAGTGAAAACCCTAAGTACAAGAAGATTGATCTTGACTATGTGGAGTTTGTCGAAGTAGACGACATCTGGGTTCGTTCTTATACGATTCCAAAGTCTAAGACTGTTTTATCTCAGCATGTCCATACTCACCCTCACGTAACGTTGATATCGCATGGCGCTGTAGAAGCTTGGCAAGATGGTGAGTCTATGGGGCGGTTTGATGCCCCTGCTGTTATTACAATACCTGCGGGCAAGAAGCACGCATTCATGGCGCTGACGGATAACGTGGCGTTGTGCTGTTTACATAACCTTCGCGGCACAGGCTTAGAGTCGCCAGAAATCAAGGAGTTTTAATATGCCAATGCTTGCTATATTTGCAGAGGAAGCCGCCGTAGCATTAGCCGCTGAACTTGCTCCGTATGCTGCTGGTGAAGCTGCCCTAGCTGCGAGTTCTCTCCTTGGCGCAGAAGCTCTTATGGGTCTTGGCGCTGAAGCGCTGGGTGCGGGAGCGGTTGGTGGGGCAGAGGCTGCTCTTGCTGCAGATGCTATGGCTGCTAACGCTGCGGCTGGGGGTGCTGGTGCTGGCGGTGCTGGTATTAATGCGGCTCAAGTTGCGGCTCAACAGAACGCAGCTATGCAGTTGGCTAACCCCGGCATCACTGGTATCCCTGATCCTAATGCTGTTGCCTCTGTAGTTGCTCCTCCAGCTCCTACTACTCCTTTTACTCCCGCCCCTGCCCCTGCTGCCCCTGCTGTTCCTGCTATGGCCCCCCCATCTGCGCCATACTCACCACTGGAGTTGACTAACAACCCATCAGTCAGCCCGTTCCCGGAATATTTTAATCCACAAGCGGCTTCTCCAGACGCTGCCCGTTCTCTTTTTGCCCCAAGTGCAGCTCCTATGGGTATGGAAGGTCAGTTTGCTGCAAATCAATTTATTGAGCCGGGTTCCGCTGGTATACCCAGTATGGCAAATACAATTGCTCAAGCCAACATTCCTGTCACTCCTCCTTCAGCGCTTGAAGCAGGTATGGACAAAGCCGTAAAGTTTGCTAAAGCAAATCCGTTTACTGCAATGACAGGCGCATACATGGGCGCTAGTGCTTTAGGTCTTTTGAATCCTTCTGGCGCTACGTTTAACAATACACCTTATGACGGCCCTCTATCAAAATATAAGTTAGCGCCTAATTTTCAAGCTTCTGTTGCTAACCCTGCAAATTTTCAGTACAACCCAGCTACAAATAGACGCTACGCAGCGGGCGGCATTATGGATGCTGACGCTTATGATATTCCTGTGGGATATGACGAAGGCGGCCCTGTTACTGAAGCACAAAAAGATGCGGCTAAACAAGCGTTTGAGTTAGCTAATCCCGGCGGTCTTGGACCTTCTGTAAATATTGGTGGATATGGGACTCTTAACTTCCCAAATAATGCCGCTTATGATCAATTCAATCAAAACCCTCAGAGCATGACTTTTTCACAAGGTCCGGGCGGAGTGCGATATGTTGAGCCTAAGGCGGCAGATTACGACACTAGGTTCCAAAACTTAAGTATGGGTATGGGCGGCGGTGGCGGTGGTAAAGCCAACACGGATTTAGATCTGCGCGGCGGGGAAATGGCGTTCGCCAGAGGTGGTAGTCTCTCCGACTCTATTTCTCAGTATCAAAAAATGTTAGCTGGTCAACCACAAGAAGCTCCCGCAGCGTCGCGCGACGTAGGTATCTATTACGACCAAGACCCCGATACCCGCTATCAAGATGCGCTGACTGCCGCGCAGATTCGTCAAGCCAAAGTTAACCAACGCGCTTACGTTTCTCCCCCCGCCGCTAAGCGTCCTACACCGCTGGGTAAATTAAACATGCCTACAAGCGCTAAGAGCAAAGATAGTGGTGATGTTGAAGCAGCTGCTGGCGGCATCATGCAGTCTAGCCTTGGTGGTTATGCTGCTGGCGGAAACCCACGACTGCTCAAGGGCCCCGGCGATGGTATGTCGGACAACATTCCTGCAACTATTAACGGACGCCAACCTGCTCGACTTGCAGATGGTGAGTTTGTAATTCCAGCTGATGTGGTGTCACATCTGGGCAACGGCTCTACAGAGGCTGGCGCTAAACATCTTCATGCGATGATGAACAAAGTACGCAAGGCGCGTACTGGCAACCCTAAACAGGGCAAGCAGATTAACGCTAAAAAATACATGCCTAGATAAACATGCCCTTCTACCAAATTAGTCCCACTCAATTACCAGAAGTCTGGCCTGTAGTTGCGCCTCTTTTGCAAAAAGCAATTGATCTTGACCCTAGTGAAATAACTATTGAACAGGTTGAGTATGCGGTGCGTACAGGACGCACTTATCTGGTAGTGTGGGATGAGCCGGAAGAAGGCATAACAGGCGCGGCAGCGGTAGACTTTATTGACTATCCGCGCGAGAGAATTGGACACGGTAATTTGATGGGCGGTAAAGGAATCATGCGCCCACACGTTATTGCAGAGATGTATAAATGGATGAAACTCCATGGAGCCACAAAAGCACAAGTGTGGGCTAGAGGTTCTTTGGTTAACATGTACGAAAAGTTTGGGTTGGAAGTTACCCACCAAGTGATGAGGATTAAATTATGAATCTGTTTAAATTTTTAAAGTCACATTTCCTCGATCAATTTACTCTTCATCTTGGTGGTGGGGGTGGGGGCGGCCCAACTCAAACTACATCAACTGTTCAGAACACAAACATCCCTGCATATGCGCAGGGCTATGTTGAGAATATGTTGGGCGCAACTCAAGAGCAGTTGTTCCAAGGTTCGCGTGGTCCAGATATAACGAACCCAGAAACAGGTGAAGTTACACAAGGTAATTTTAATATTACGGGTTTTAAGCCTTATCAAGCATATGGCGGTACATACGACGCTCAAGGCAATCAAACTGCTTACGACCCAACTAAAGGCATCGCTGGGTTTACTCCTGACCAATTAAAAACGCAGCAAGGCATCATGGGACTACAGGTCCCCGATCAGTTCCGTATGGCTGGTTTAGGTATGGAGAGTGTGTATAACGACATGAAGACAAATGCGTATACACCCCCTACAAACTTAGGCTATACCGCAGATAAAGCAACTGCAGCAACTGCAGGGGCATCACAAAACGCCGTAGGTAGTGGTTACACGGCAGATAGAGCAACTGCAGCAACTGCGGGTACATCTCGTGATGCCGTAGGTGTTGGTTACACGGCGTCTGAAGCCGCTGCTATTCAAGCAACTGCAGCTAGATTAGGTATCGCTCCTTCCGCCGCTGCGGCTCAATTGGGTATTGTTCCTACAGCCACTGCAGCTCAGTCTACTTTTAATCCTACGCTACAAAACTATCAAATGGGAGGCCCTGAAAGAGTAGCGACTAGAAGTTTTACAGATGCTGGCACGGCGGAGGCATACATGTCTCCGTTTACAAAAAATGTATTAAATCTTCAAAACGAAGAGTTAGATCGCCAAGCTAAAATTGCTGCGCAAGGCCGTGGTGCGCAAGCTGTTCGTGCTGGCGCGTTTGGTGGTAGTCGTCAAGCTATTGAAAACGCTGAAGCTGATCGTAATTTAGCGATGATGAAAAATATGAATCAAGCGCAAGGTATGCAAAACGCTTTTCAGCAAGCTCAACAACAATTTAATGCTGAGCAAGGCTACGGTCTACAAGGACAGATTGCTAATCAACAAGCAGGTCTTACTGTGGGCCAACAAAATCTTGGCGCAAACTTGGGCGTACAGCAGTTGGGTACGCAGACTGCAGCTCAAATTGAACTTGCTAATTTGGCTAATAGACAGCAAGTTGGACTTGCAAATCAAGCATTGCAAGGTCAGTACGGGCTCACGCAAGGCCAGATGCAACAACAAACTAACCTTGCAAATCAAGCAATGCAAGGTCAGTATGGACTTACGCAAGGTCAGTTTGACCAACAAGCTAACATGCAAACTTCTGCGCAGGCACAAAATGCAGCGTTAGCAAATGCGGCAGCTAAAAATGCGGCTGCTCAGTTTGGCGCGGCGGCTAGCAATCAAGCATCCCTTGCTAATCAAGCAGCATCTAATCAAATGGCACAGTACAATGCCGGGCTTGGCCAACAAACTTCCCTTGCTAATCAAGCCGCAGCTAATCAAGCCGCTCAATTTGGGGCCGGAGCTGGCAATCAGGCATCTCTTGCTAATCAGGCAGCATATAACCAGATGGCGCAGTACAACGCTGGGCTTGGACAACAGACCGCTCTTGCTAATCAAGCAGCGGCTAATCAAGCTGCTCAGTTTGGTGCAGGTCAAAACCTTGCTTCAGCGCAAACAACGGCGCAATATGGTTTAGCAGGAAATGCTCTTCAGCTTCAAGCAGCACAGCAGTACGCTGGGTTAGGACAACAACAACTTGCAGCGCAACAAGGCATTCTTGGTATGCAAAATCAAGTTGGGTCTCAGCAACAGGCGTTGGATCAAGCGGCTAAAAACCAAGCTATCCAAGACTACGCCAACGCACAGCAGTACCCACTTATGCAGTTGGGCACAATGTCTAACATGCTTCGTGGCCTGCCAATGCAAGCGTCTACAACAAATCAATACGCTGCGTCGCCTAATCCGCTGTCTCAAGCCATTGGTACGATTGGTGCGGGAACGTCTATCTATAACGCATACAATCCTGCCCCTCGCGGCGCTGCTGGTGGAGAAGTTAAAGGCTATGCCAAGGGCGGCATTATGTCTTACGACATGGGCGGTGAAGTTGAAGGTCAACTTGAGAATATGGACGAGAAAGGTTTGGCGGCACAGGCTAAAGAATCTTCTAGTCCCTCTATCCGTAGAATGGCGCAACGTATTTTGCGTGAACGTCAGATGGGCAATAAGCCACAAGGCACGGGTCCTATGGGCGTTCAGTATCAAGCTGCTCAGCCACAGATGCCTAGCTATGCTCCCGGTGGTATTGTTGCCTTTGCTACGGGCGGTGGCGCTAATGAAGAAGGCGGCGAAGACGAAGCCAAGATTGGTATGCAAGAACGCCTTGCGCAAGCTGCCCCAACTACGGGCGGTATCATGGGCGCAACTACTCAGCCAACAACGCAAGTACCTTATGCTCCTCAAGCTGGGCGTGCTATGCAGCAAGCGCCAGATATTCCTGCGTTCATGAAAGCTGAGTACGCAGATGCGGAGAAACGCGCCGCTGCTCCTCTGTCAAGCTTTATGGCAGAACGTCAAGCGGCAATGCGTGAAGCTGGTGTGGAAGATGCGTCTGAAGGCCAACAGAAACTACGCGCTGAGATGATGGCGGAGAAAGCTAACTTGGGCGAAGAGAAAGAACGTCAGAAGAATCTACGTATGGCTGAGTTCTTTGCATCATGGGGTTCAACTCCTGGCCCAGTACTTGTTGCTGGTTTGAATGCATTGCAGAAAACCGTGCCTAATATTGTTGCTGACGAAAAAGAACAGAAGAAGGCGCGCCGTGAGATTGACAAGTCTATCGCTGATTTGGATAACGCTACACGCCTTGAGAAGCGCGGTGAAGTCGATGCGGCTATGGCGCTCAAACTTAAAGCTGCTGAAGACATGAAGGCTCTGAACATGAAGTTCATTGACTATCAATCACGTCGTGAGAGCGATGCGTCTTCCGCTGCGGCATCTAAGTACACTGCTGATATGCACTTTGCAAGTGAACAACTTCGTTCACAAACTGCGCGTTTAGATCGTATAGCTAATCGTGAAACAGCTGACGACAATAAACGCTTCAATGCCTACTCAGTTGCTGCGCAGAACGAACAGCGCGTCATTAACAAAATTACTGATCAGGCAAGTAGTGGCCAGTACAAAAGCGACCTTAATGATATTAGCATGGCTAAAGCGCCTGCTATTGACGATAAAGGAAACTACGATCCTTCTAAAGTGCCGCCAGCTTTGCGACCAAAATTAGAAGCAGCGGAAGCTCGTGTTGCAGCGCAGCAAGAAGTTTGGAACAAACAGAAAGAGCAAGCTGCCCAAGACACTCTTTTGGCCTATAAGCGAGTTCGTATCAATCCCGCAGAAGCTGCTAAAGATTATACTAAGCCTGGTAGCAACCCTGCCCCTGCGGCTGCTACTAGTGAAGGTCCGGTCTCTGGTGATTTCTCTGCTCCCACAGCGGCTCACATTGCTGCGTTAAGATCAAATCCTACACAGGCAGCGGCATTTGATGCTAAATTTGGACCCGGCGCGGCAAATGAATATCTAGGAAAATAAGATGGCTAATTTTTTCGATCAGTTTGATACTGTTAGTGAAAAAGAAAAA